CAGCTCTTCGCCACGGGCCTGCTGAACGCGGCCGATCCCGAGGTGCAGATGAAGGCGCTCGAGGAATACGGGCGCTCGAGCTGGCTGCCGAGCATGAAAGCCGACGCGGAGAACGCGGCGAAGCAGATCGAGATCTTCGAGCAGCTCGCGCTCGACCCCCAAGCCGTCCAGCTCCTCGGCATGCTTCTCCAGCAGGCCGCGCAGATGCAGGCCCAGCAGAACGCGGCCGTGATGCAGGCGCAAGCCTCGGGGATGGCGCCCCAGGCGACGCCGCCGCCGCTTCAGCCGATCACCTATGACCAGATCGTGCAACTCGCTGCCGCGCAGGGGCTGGAATTGCCCGAGGTGCGGCCGATGCTCGACGGTCACGCGATCCTCGCGCGCGAATTGGGCAACTGGCTGAAGGGCGACGCGAGCCAGCAGCTCCCGAAGCCGATCCAGAAGGTGGCCGAAGCCAAATTTAACGAGCATTGGATGATCGCCCAGCAACGCGCGATGGAACAGGCTGCCGCGCGCTCGGGCACCTATCCGACCTCGGGATTCCTGAGCAATCCGGGCGGCCAGCAGGGGCCGAGCGGGCAGGAGCAGCCGCCCTCGCGGATGCAGGGGGAGCAGCGCGAGATGGAGCAGAGCGCGGCATGATTCACCGCATTGGCGAATCGGACATGCTGCAGCCCGGGATCAACCTCTGCGTGAATGAGTCCGACGGCCGCGAGTGGGTCTCGGTTTACGTGCGCCGCGACGATGGGTCAGTCGAGGCGTTTCGTGCCTGGCGCCCCAAGACCTATGACGCGCTGAATTGTGCCCACAGCCGCTGGCCGCGCGCTGGCGCCGAGGAGTTCTGCTCTGGCCCACCGGCCGCAGCGACCTCGCCGACACCGGAGGCGCGAGCGTTCTGGTGGCCTGATTCGGAGGCTTGGAAATGACGCCGATTAAGCGCGCCGAGATCGAGGGCCGTATCAAGCGCATCGAGGAGCTACGCGCCCAGGCAGGCTCGATGCGGGCCGCCGCGAAGCTCGCGAAGATGGATCGGTCGAGCTTCTACCGCCTGTGGCGCACACGCCACATCTTGACCGCGCCCGACGCGAAGGCTAACTAGGACCATGCCCAAGACGACGCAGATCGGCGCGAAGCCCGTAGACAACGGCATGCTCGGCAACACGCCAGCCCCCGCACCCGCGCTCGGCTGGGGCTCCACGCCCGCAGGCGGGGGCGGTGGCATCGGCTGGGGCTCGAGCCCAGGCGGTACGGGTGGCATCGGCGGCGGTGGCGGCACGGGCGGCTTGCAGGGCCTGCTCGGCGATCTTCGCGGCGGCCTCGGTGGTGGCGGGGCGATCCCGCAGCCCTGGGTGGACATGTACAACCGGCAGACGCCCGGCACGCAGGCCGCGATGTCCTCGCGCTGGTCCGGGATGAGCCCCGACGCGATCACGAACGACTGGAACACGAACATCCAGCCGCGCTACGGTCCCGGCACCACGCCGGATCAGATCCTCGGCGGCGCGCCCACCCTGGGCGGCGGTGGCATGGGCAGCCTTGACCCGAGCGGCCCAGGGATGGGCGGCGCCGGGATGAGTGGCGCTCCTGCCGCGCCAGCCCGAGCAGGCTTCAAGCTCGGCAATCGCGGCGCCCAGAAGCGCATCAGCGGCGGCAATCCCTATGGCGCGCTGCGTACCGCGGCCACGGATGGCGGCCCGGCGAGCGCCCCGGGGCTCTTCGGCGATCCCGCGCCCAGTGGCGCAGGGCCAGAGCCCGCGAACTGGGCACCGCGTAGTGGTGGCAGTGCCGCACCCGCCAGTCCAGGCGGGACCAGCAGTGGGCCCGCCGCCGGTGGCGGGCTGCAAAGCCTGCTCACGCGCGCCCGGGCCATGAGCCCGTACGGGCAGGGATAGCCTAGCGACTTCGAGCGATTTCATCGGGCGCGCCCTGATCAGGCGCCGTTAAGCCGGGCTCCTTGGAGCCTGGGCCACACGTAGCGGACCAAGGCCGCTGAGGGGGAAACTCCTCGGCGGCTTTGTTCGTTGCGCGCACCGCCGCGACCAAGGCGACGGCTCGCGAGTGAAGCATGGAAGGGTTTGACCCGGGCGTTACGTCGGAGTCGCCCACCGGCACCGAAGTTCTCGACGACGGCGCACAGTCCGCGGGGACGTTAAACACCGACACCGCGCCACGCTCCCAGCCTCAGCCCACCGTTCCGTACGAGCGCTTCCACGAAGTCAACACGGGGTATCGCCAGGCGGAAGCGCGGGCCGCGGCGGCCGAACAGGCCGCCCAGCTCCTCCGCGAGCAGGGCCAGCAGACGCAGCAGCGCCTTGCCCAGCTCGAGAGCCAGCTCCAGACGCGCTCCCAGCAGGTCTCGCGCACCCCTGAGCAGGAGCAGGAGCGCCAGGCCGCGATCAAGGTGCTCGAAGAGCTCCAGAGCGCCAATCCCAATTACGCGCGGATGCAGCAGCTTGCGCAGGCCGCCCCCGCGCTCATCCAGAAGATCCTCGCGATGGAAGAGCGCCAGGCGCGCAGCGATGAACGCAGCGCGCGCGCGTTCATCGGTGGGGAACAAAGCCGCTTGCCCCAGATGGCTGCCGCCGCAGGCCTGACCCTCTCGGCCCAGCAGGGCGCGGCCTTTGAAAACTTCGTTGCGGGCATCATCCGCAGCAACCCGCAGGCCCATGCCGCGTTCGTCGGCGGGGATCAGCGCGTGCTGCCGTGGGCCTTCGACATCGCACGCCAAGAATACGCCGCGCAGCAGCAAGCCGCGCGCGCCTCCATCGCCCAGACCAAATCCCGGATGCCCCCGCCACGCATCGGCGGCAGCACACCCGGCTCAACGCCGATCCCGAAGTACGACCCCAAGGATCACCGCGGCTCCATGGCCAAGATTCACGCCGGCGCCGCGGCGGCTTGGGAGCAGATGACGGGCTAGGCGCCGCACAGGAGCCCCCATGGCAGGACAAGACACCACCGCCGCCGACGCGATCCTCAAGGACTGGTACGAGGGCGCGATCCGCGACCAGATCGTCACCAAGGCGAAGATGTACCGCCGCTTCCAGGACAAGGACGCCCATCAGTGGGGCGGCCGGCAGGTGACGTACCCGATCCGCACGGGACGCAACCAGGGCATCGGCGCCTACGCGGAATCCGGCGCGTTCCCGACCCCGGGGCGCAACAGCTACACCACCGTGTCGATCCCGATGCGGTACGAGGGCGGGCGCATCCGGCTCACCTCGCAGGCCATGAAGCACTCGGCCTCGGACAAGGGCGCCTTCGCCTCGATCTTCCAGCAGGAGCAGGACGGGCTCGTGGAAGGGTTCGTGAACGAGTTCGGCCGCATGATCTGGTCCGACGGCCGCGGGGTGCTCGCGCTGGTCAACGGCGACCCCGGTACGGGCGTCACCGTGACACTCGACTCGCCCGGTGGCATGCCCGGCGCGCTGAACGGCTCACGCTTCCTGAATCTGAACGAGCTGATCACCTTCGTGGAGCCCGTGACGGGGGGCCTCCGCGCCGCCGCCGATGAGTTCGTGGCCGCGGTGCCCAACACCGGCCTCACGGTCACGATCGGCACCGCCGCCGCGGCCGTCATCGCCGACAACGACTTCGTGGTCCGCGCCAACGTGGCCGGCGTCACCGACATCTCGGGCACGAGTTATGCAAAGGAAGCGATGGGACTCAGAGGCCTCGTCGATGACGGGACCTATGTGGCCACACTCCACGGCGTCAACCGCACCTCGTACCCGATCTTCGCGTCGACCCTGATCGGCAGCGCGAGCTCGCCCGTCGGCGCGCTCTCAGCCGACGTGATCCAGCGCGGCCTCGACGTGGCCGAGCAGCGCGGCGGGGGCGACATCGACCTCTTCGCGTGCCACCACGCTGTCCGGCGCGCCTATCTGCAGCTCATGGACTCGGGTCGCCGCTACGCCGGGGGCGACCTCATGAGCCCCGACGCCGGGACCAAGGCCGCGAAGGGTCGCAACATGACCTTCGGCGGCATCGAGATGGAAGTCGACAAGTACGCCGACTACAACGTGCTGTACGGCCTCGACACCTCCACGCTGGTGCGCTTCGTTGAAGTCCCCGGCGAGTGGATCAACGACGACGGCGCGATCCTGCGCCCGGTCGGCGTGGGCGCGACCTTCACCGACGAGTGGGAAGCCGCCTACCGCATCTGGCAGAACTTCCACAACGAGTACCCCAACAAGAGCTTCAAGCTCGAGGGCGTCACGGCGACCACCGTCGTGGTGCACGTCGACTAGCCATGAGCACCTTCGCGGATGTCGACTTCTACACCAGCTTGGTCCTCGTGGATCGCCTCGGCCTCGGCGGCAAGGATGCCGAGTTCATGTTCGACGGCATCCCGTTCCCCTTCGTGGACGACGACGGCCAGGTCGTCACGGAAAAGGCCTTCCCGAAGTTCGTCGCCGAGTGGCTGTTCGGCAAAGAGAAGTTCCAGGTCTGGACGAAGGCGACGGAGACGCAGCCGACGCAGTTCGTCAACCGCTACGGCATCAAGAATTGCCCCAAGAAGCTGATCGATCTGCTGGGCGCCGAGGTCGCCGACTGCTCGCCCATCGAGCGCGACCCCGATGTCATCGAGGGGTCGGATGCGCCCCTGTATCGCACGGAGCCCGTGCGCATCGAGCGCCTCTCGCTGCCCCCGAACGAACAACCCCGCGATCGGCTCGGCCGCAAGGGGAACATGACCGCAGTCCCCGCAGGGAGGGCGTAGCCCCATGGCCAACGTGACCGCTGTCGCCAACCTCAAGAATGCCGTCGCCTACCTGCCGGATGGCGTCCGCCAGATCGCGGACAGCATCATGCGCTTCCTGCCGCCGGATGTGATCGCCTCCGACGGCGCGGGCTGGTTCACCTTCCCCGCGATCAGCACCACCAAGCAGGAACTGAGCGCGACGGGCAAGCGGCCCATCGCCATCATCATCAACGCGCATGCCGCCGCCGCCGCGAGCTACGTGCAGTTCTACAACAACCCCGCGACGTCCGTGACAGAAGGCGTCAACGCGGACTTCACGATCCCGTGCAGCAACACCAACGGGGAATGCGTCGCGCTGGTCATCTACGGCGCGTCCTGGTCCCGTTTCTGGGCCACGGGCCTCACCGTGGCCGCGTCCAGCGCGTCGGAGACGAGCGCGGCCCCGTCCGTGCCACCGGACGTGTACGTGTTGTTCGCCTAGGAGCCACCATGACAGCGCCGAATATCAACGACATCATCGCCTCGCAGGACTACGGCGAGACCTTCTACATGGTTGACTCGGACTACTCCACGACGGGCTGGAGCGTGGCGGATGGCACGGGTCCGCTCGATCTCTGGCAGGAGCGCAATCAGGGCCGCGTCTTCTACACGCCGGGTGGCGCCACCACGCCCTCGGGCAATACCGATGCCGCCGCGCTCCAGGCCGCGCAGGACGCGATGGTCAGCCTGCGCGGCGATATCCTGTACTTCCTCCCGGGCACCTACACGCCCGCGACCGCCATCGTCATGAACAAGTCGGACGCGCGCTGGATGGGCAGCAAGCGCAAGCGCGGCCAGTCGGCCTCCCTCGTCGCGGGGGTGGATCTCTGCTTCGGCCCCACCGCCGCCGCGGACAACGTGGAGATCGCGCACCTGCGGCTCGTGCCGCTCACCGCGGGCATCATGTTCGCCCGCGCCACGGCCGGCGCGGATAGCTGGTGGATGCACGACTTCACCTACGACGCGCGCGGCATCACGGCCAACGTCGGCACCATCTTCATGAAGGACACGGGCGCGTGCCTGGCGACGACCTTCGATGATTTCGTGATGCGCACCAATACCGCCATCGGTCCGCTGTACCAGGTGGCGGCCTCCAGCATCGGCGGCGCCATCACCAATTTCCTGCACTTCCACACCGCCAACACGCTGGTCACGAGTCTGTACGAGACGATCTCGGGTGGCGCGGGCGCAACCGGCGTCGTGATCGGCCCCGGCCACGTGCAGATCGGCGGGGGTGGGGTCATCACGCAGCTCGGCGCCCAGATCGACATGACCGCCAACGGCACCAACGCCACGATCCGCAACGTCACCACTTCCGTGGGCGGCGCGACCACCGCGCTGGGCTGGGAAGCAGCGACCGGGCTCGCGGGCGAAGGCGACATCGTCAACTCGTGGGTCGCGACCGTGGCCGGTGGTGCAGGCCGCGCGGCGCTGGTCGGCACCACGTAATGGCGCAGCGGGATCGGGACGACGCGCCCAAGGAGGCGGCGCGGCACGCGCGCCACGACCGCCCGGCGCAAGACGAGCGGATCTTCATCGAGGGACGGCGGTTCGCGCATCGCAGCCAGGATGCGCGGGGGGACCACGAGTGTGTGGCCACGCCGCCGATGCCCGCGTGCCCCTGTGGCGCCTTCACGAACCTCGAGTGGTCGTGGAGCCACCTGTGATGGCGACCTGGGGGCAGCACTACGCGGACGCGGAGCGCAAGGTGCGGCGGCAGGCCGCCGATACCGCGCTCCGGGCGCGCCACGACATGTTCGACGTGCAGGCGCAGGATCTGCACCACAAGTTCGATCGCGCGCACTTTGCCGTCTGCGGCGAAGGAAGCAGGACCGCCAACGAGAATTACGCGATCGGATACGAGCGCATCTTCCCCACTTGCCGACCCGATGCCCGCGGTTCACTCCCTCCTGGCCCCGCGCGTCCAGGTGTCGGGGCGGCAGGGTAGTCCCGTGATCCCCATTCACATCCTTCGCCCGCTCGAGCGGTTCCGCGACGGCCTGAACGTCGTGGTGCAGGACGGCGCCGACGCCGCGTCGGTCCAGGTGGTCTGGGCGCAGGACGGGCTCGCCACGCAGGGCGTGATGGTCGTGGCGTCTCAGCGCCAGGGTGGCGTGGACATCCAACAGGTGGACTACGCCGAGGTGCTGCGCTAATGGCCTTCACGGGCGCCAAGTACGCGTGGAATGGCATCCCAGCCCGCCCGCTGATGCCCGAGAGCGGCGGGACCGTGAACGGGGAAGCCTTCGCGGTGCCGAGTGGCGCCAAGATGCTCACGATTCACGTCCCCGCGCTCCCGGGCGCCGCCACCACGATCAAGCTGCAAACGCTGGCGCCCACGGAGACGGTGGAGGCCACCCAGGTGTGGTCCGACATCACCGTCTTCGACCTCACGGACGGCACCTTCGAGGCGCTGGACGCGCTCCCCGAGAGCACGACCGTTACGATCCCGGTCAGCGCGACGGGCGGCGGCAACTTGCGCTTCGTGGCCTCGGCCGATGCGTCGAGCGGCCCCGTCGTCATTCCCGTGTTCTTCACCCGCGACGGGGGCGCCTAAATGAGCGTCGAGAAGCTGGAGTTGCAGGAGTTCATCGGCTTCTGTGCGGCCGAGAGCGAGAAGCGCAAGTGGTTTGAGGGGGCCGGCGCCTTCGCCAAGACCTTCCTCGTGCTGAAGAACGAGCAGGAGAAGGCCGAGCGCGCCCGCGATGAGGCGTTCAAGGCCCGCGACGCCGCGCTGAAGGAGATCGACACCAAGCGCGCGAAGTACGAGGCCGACATGAAGGCGTCGCTGGCCGATCTCGAGCGCGTGACGCAGGAGAAGGCCGACCTCGCCAAAAAGGAGCGCGCCAAGCAGGAAGCCGAGCTCGCCACGCTCAAGGCGGCCACGGTGACGGCGCGTGAGGCCAAGGAGCGAGCCGAAGCGCAACTGGGCGCCTACCTGGAGGAGTCCGACCGGGAAACGGTCGCCGTCGCCACCGGCCTGAAGGCCCTACGCGCGGAAGAGCGCGCCATCAGGGACCGCCTCGGGAGCCTAGCCGGGACGCTGAAGGGGTAGGCCCTCGTGGCCGACACCAAGATCTCCGGCCTGGCCGATGGCGCCCCGGCCCAGGCGACGGACATCGTCCCCGTGGCCCGTGGGGCGACCACGCGCCGCCTGTCGCTGACCAACCTCGCGACCCTCTTCGGGAGCACCTTCGCCGCGCTCGTGCACACGCACGCCGAGGCCGATGTGACCAACCTGGTCAGCGACCTCGCCGCGAAGGCGTCGACCACGCACGCCACCACGCACCAGGCGGGCGGTAGCGATCCCATCGCGCTGGACACACTCGCGGCGCCCACGGACGTGACCACGCTGAACGTCACCTCGACCAAGCACGGGCTGACCCCGAAGTCGGGCGCGGATGCCACCACGTTCCTGAACGGGGCCGCCACGCCCGCCTATGCCGCCGTGAAGGACTCCGACCTCGCCACCACAGACATCACCACGAACAACGTCACCTCCACCAAGCACGGCTTCGCGCCCAAGAGCGGAGCGGACGCCACGACCTTTCTGAATGGCGCGGCGACCCCGGCCTACGCGGCGGTGAAGGACTCCGACCTCTCGACGAGCGACATCACCACCAATAATGTCGCGACGACCAAGCACGGCTTCGCGCCGAAGCTCCCCAACGACGCGACCAAGTACCTCGACGGCACGGGGGCCTACACCGTCCCCGTCGGCAGCGCGAGCGTGGTCAGCGTGCTCACGCTGGCCTCCGATGCCACGATCAACAGCACGACGACGGGCGTCGCGATCACCGGGCTCAACAAGGCGACGGGCACCGGCACCTTCGTCTTCCAGTACTACATCCGCCACCAGAGCGCCGCGACCACCACAGGCGTGAAGTTCGGGATCAACCACACGGGCACGGTGACGGCCTTCGCGGCGACGATGCGGTTCGCGGGCCAGAGCGGCGCCCCGACGGCGCACGACCAGCAGCTCACCACGCCCGTGGCCATGTCCCACGCCTCCACGCGCGCCTTCACGACCACCGCGCCCGACCTGGGCCCGACCATCTCGGTGGACGTGCAGGACGCGGACATGCTCACGGTGATCGACGGCTTCCTCATCGTCACCGTCACCGGGAACCTCGAGCTCTGGCATGCCTCCGAGGTGGCCTTTGCCTCCACGGTCAAGGCGGGCGCCTCGCTGGTGCTCATCAAGACGAGCTGATGGCCACGCGCACGTACACCCGCAACGGCTTGCAGTTCAGCGAGCCGCACCTCGCCGCGCTGCTGAACACGGCGCTCGGCCTCACCGGCTGCGTGACCCAGGCGACGGCCACGACCATCCTGGTCACGCACCCGACCCTGAGCGCGGCCCACGATGCCGGAGTCGCGAGCGTGCTCAGCAGCTACGTGTTCGACCCCGACTTCGGCGTCGCGCCCGAAGCCCTGGCGCTGCGGGGCAAGGTCGCCGTGCTGCGGACCTGGGCGTCCGACGGCCGCGACGAGGTGCTCGCGTGGGATGGCCAGACGCAGGCGCAGAAGAACGCCGCCATGAAGATCGTGATCGACCGCGTCAGCAAGTTCTTCGACAACTTCGCGGACTTCCTCGCCGTGATGGGCCAGGGGGGCTAGCCCTGTCCACCGAGCACCACGAAGGAGCCACAGCATGGCGGTAAGAGCGATCTACATCGTGCGCGCCGACGATTTCGGCGCCGAGAACCTCTGCCAGTCCACCACGACCACGACGGACTGCTCGGTCGCGATCATGGGCGTGATCCTCGGGGAGGACCAAGGAACCGTGCCCCTGGACTATCCGCCGCGGTTCCGCTGCCTGATCCCCACGCTCGACCCCGAGAGCGAGACCCTCGCCGCCGACATCGACGCGGGCGTCAAGGCGTTCCTGATGGCCTGCGGCGTGCCCTTCGGCGAGGGCGCGGTCGACACCGTCAAGCGCCTCTAATGGCCACCGACTACCTCGTGCAGGAAGAGGATGGCACCAGCAAGTTCACGCTGGAAGAGGACGGCGGCTTCCTCATCCTTGAGGAGTCCACGGGCGGCGGGGGCGGCGGCGGCGGCGCGTTCACCATGATTTTCCATCATCACCACGTGAACGGAGTGACCCAGTGACCCCCACGCAAGCGCCGCACCTCATCCGCGCCCTCCACGCCTTCGACCCGCAGATGCGGTGGCGGTGGGCCACCCACGGCAAGCACTGGGTCATCGAGCTGAAGATGCCCGAGCGCCAGCCCGCCTGGCTCCTGGAGCGCCCGAATCCGTTCGGGCACACGAACCGCGCCAAGGACACGTGGGACGGCTACAAGGAGGGCTACCTGTACGTGACGAAGATGAAGCATCCAGTGGAGTACCCATGGGCCTTCATCGCCGAACACCTGCGCCACCTGAGCCTGGAGGCGCACGCCGCGAAGGATCGGCTGATCGACCGCCTCGACGCTGCGGAAGCGGAGGAGGAGGCGCGCAACCAGCGGGCGTGGAATGTCATCAACGAGCAGGGCGCGAAGGAACTCTACGACAGGCTCCAGTGGGATAACAAGCGCGCGATCTCGACCCACGTCGCGGGGCCGAATCCCCTGCGCCACGAGCATGACGGCTACGTGGTCTACGACCGGCGCACGGTGAACGCCTGATGGCCAACGAAGCCCGGCGCACGCTCACGCAGATGATGGCCTCCGTGCGGAGCGCGCTGGACGAGCAGACCGCCTCCTTCTGGTCTTCCGACCCCGATCTCTACACCGTCTTCACGCGCGCTGCCCATGCCGTCGCCACGGAGGTGCGCCGCATCCGCGAGGACTACTTCGTGCGCTCGCTCGCCTCCACGGACGCCTCGTACGTCTTCGGCGGGGAGACCTATGCGCCCTCGTCGCTGGCCATCGTCGCGGGCACGGCCGAGTACACGCTGCCGCCCGATCTGCTCGAGCTGAAGCTGATCGAGGGCATCACGACGAACTATACGGGCACCGTGTTCGAGTATCGCGACATCACGGACCCGGCCCACCGCGCGTCGCGGGCCGCCACGACGAATCAGTCGCCGAACGGCGGGTTCTACTTCGACATCCTCGGCGAGCGGACGCTGACCATCGCCCCGAAGAGCGACACCGCCTTCGACGTACGCATCACGTACATCAGCAGCGCGATCATTCGCAGCTCGGCCGACGTGTACCAGATGGACTTCCTCGCCACCACCGATCAGCTCGTGATGCCGTTCCCTGGCTACATGGCCGTCGAAGAAGTCGCCACCATGCGCGCGATGCTGAAGGACAGCAACGTGATGGCCGCCGCGTGGGCCAAGATGGCCGAGAACAGCGTCCAGCGCCTCTTCAGCGCAGGCGCGCGCCAGTCCCAAGACACGACGGTCGTCCAGAGCATGTTCGAGTGAGCCCGTTCGCGATCCCGTCGGTCGGCCAGAAGCTCAAGTCCTATCGCGTCGACTCCTTCGCGGGCGGCGTGGATGTGAAGACGACGAAGCTGCGCCTGTCGCGCCTGAAGAATGGCAATCGCCTCACGCAGGGCGACTCGATGGTGCTCACCACCGAGGGCGGCGTCACCAAGCGCTTCGGCAAGGTGGCGATCAACGCCACCACGCTGGGCGCCTCCGTGAAGATCCTCGGCGGCACCCAGTTCCGCCTCTCGAGCGGCACCGACTACCAGGTGGTGGGCACGAGCGACGGGCGCGTGGTCCGGATCAACACCGATGGAACCACCAGCAATCTCGCCACGGGCAAGTCCACCAACGCGGGCGTGCGCTACCGCTTCGCCACCTACAACGATCTCCTGCACATCACGAACGGCTACGACGCGCCGATGACCTGGGACGGCACCACGTTCCAGAACATGGCGGGCTCGCCCCCGGCCACGGGCCAGGTGATCGTGATGCACGGCAACCGCGCCTTCATGACCGCCCGCGCAGTGCCGTCGCGCCTGTACTGGTCCGCGCTGAACAATACGGTGAGCTGGACCGGCACGACGGACGCGGGCTTCATGGACGTGGAGCCCAATGACAACTCGATCCTGATCGACCTCGTCTCCTCCATCCAGGAGCTGGTGATCCTGAAGGGGCGCCGCCCGTATCGCCTCCAGGGCATCGGGCCGTCGACCGGCTACACGGTGGCCGATCATCTGGTGCCCACGGTGGGCTCGGTGGGCGCGGTCTCCTCGCAGGGGGCCGTCTTCGCGCTCAACGATGTCTTCTATGTCTCCGAGCTGGGCGTGCACCAGCTCACGCAGACGCAGCAGTTCGGCGACCTGAAGGAGGCGTTTCTCTCCGACCGCATCGAGCCCTACTTCCGCCTCGATAGCGAGGTGGCGCTCTCCATCAACCAGTTGAACTGGGCGGTGTGCGCCTACGACTCCCAGGCCAACAACATCATGGTGGTCGCCGACTCCGACAACGACGGCGTGAACGACACCACGCTCTGCTACGACAACATCCTCAAGGCGTGGACGATCTGGCCCAACACGCCCTACGCGTCCCTCTTCACCGTGCGCCATCCCACGACCGGCGCCCGCGAGGTGTGGGCGGGCGGCTACGACGGCTTCGTGTACTCCCTCACGCGCTCCTCGGGCTCCACGGAGCAGATCAGCGGGATTGCCTCCTACATCACGGACCTTGGCGAGCCCGGTGTCCAGAAGAGCGTCCGCTACGGGTTCTTCTACTTCTCCACGGAGGACTTCGGCTCCGTGCAGATTTCGACCCAGTTCGACTTCGGCGCGGCGGGGGGCCAAGTCTACACCGCTGATCTCTCGGCGGGCTCCACCCTCTGGGATAGCGCGCACTGGGACATTGGCCTCTGGGATTCAGGCGGGCCGCGTACGGGGATCTTCCGGCTCGACCTGAGCGGCCTCGGCGAGGTGGTGGAGTTCACCGTGCAGAACCTGCAACCCGACCAGCCCTTCACGTGGCTGGGCTTTGAATGCTTCTATCGCGACCGGCGCCACATCCGGCGCCCACGGAGCCTGTAAATGGCCACCCTCACCACGTTCACGGCGGGCGACACGATCCGCTCGGCCGATGTCAACGCCAACTTCCAGGCGCTCAACACGGACCTCGTCGCCGCGCAGGCCGACATTCTGGCGTCGATGACGCCGCTCTACACCACGTCGACGCCGGTCTCCACGGTGGCGGCCACGGAGACGACGCTGGCAAGCTTCACGCTCGCCGCGAACGCGATTCCCGCCAACGGCGGGGGGTTGCTCGTGCGCGCGCTCGGACTCTTCGAGAACGTGGCGAACGCCAAGACGCTCAAGTTCTACGTCGGCAGCGCGTCCTCGCAGTTGAACCTCACCGCAGCGCCTCAGTCCAAGACGTTCTACGTCGACCTCTGGCTGACGCGGGTCACGTCGACCGGCTACTACATCGCGGGCATGGTGACGCTCTCGGCGCTCGACGGGGCGTCCAGCCCGACCCTCGAGGCCGCGGGCCGATTCTCCGTGGTCGGCTCACCCAACTTTGCGATTGCCCAAACGGTGAAGATCACGGGCCAGGTCACGACCGGCGCCGGGGGCGAGATGTCGTTGCAGACCTTCTCCGTGTGGAGCTTCGGGACCTAGCCATGGCTGGCACGCTGCCCCCCAAGCTCCGCGCGCTCCTGGATCAGCTTCGCGGCGCCAATCTGCCGGAGAAGCTCGGCGAGGACGTGCGCGCGCAGATCGACCAGGTGGAGGCCGAGGTGACGGACGTGATGAAGCGCCTGGAGCGCGATCCCGAGGCGCCGTGAGGCATACCAAGCCGCTGCGCCGCAACTGCGTGGTGATCGGGCTCGGCTCGGCCATCGACCCCACCACGCTGGAGGCCCCCGGCACCACGGGCCAGGTGCTCACCGCCGTCACGGGGGGGCCGCCCGCCTTCGCCGCCCCCGCCGCCGTGAGCCTGACCACGGGCGTGACCGGCGTGCTCCCGCTCGCCAACGGGGGCACGAACCAGACAATCGGCGTGGTCGTGCCGATTCTCCTGCAAGCGACGGCGGTCGCGCCTGGCACGGTCTTCCTCGGGCTGGGCAACGAGGATGCGACCGAGGCCAACGTGCAATGGCCGAGCGCCTTCACGGGGACGCTCATTCGCGCCTACGTCGTCACGACGGGCGCCCCAGGCGGCACGGAGACGTTCACCTATCGCCCCCGGATCGGCGGCGCCGTCGTGGGCAACACCCTCACGCTGACGGGCGCCGCGACGACCGGCAACATCACCTTCAGCCAGTCGACGGCCATCGCACTCGGCGACCTCTTGTCCTACCGCCTCGTCGTGTCGGCCGCCGCGGGCACCTTCAGCCACCAACTCATGCTGATGGTGCGGATCGACGGCTGATGGCGCCGCGCTACGTCCGGATCGCGCCCCAGGCCCCCACGGGCGCCGACGATGACCTCGGCACCGCGCTCCAGAGCCTCGCCCCCGCAGGCGCCCTCGCCAAGGGCGCGGGCAAGCTCAGCGGCAACACGGACCTGGGCAACGCGGGCACCGGGCTGGCGGGTCTGCTCTCGCTTACCCGCGGCATCGCCAAGGGCGACCCGGGCCAAGCGGTGGGCGGCGCGGCCAACGTGGGCAGCGGGCTCGCAGGCCTCGCGGACTACCCGGGCGTGGCCGATACCTTGGGCGCGGTCGGTGGCCCGCTCACCCTGGCCACGGGCCTGGCCTCGGGCGACCCGCTGAGCAGCACGCTCGGGGGCCTCCAGACCGCGAGCCTGGCCAGCGGCTACCTGGGTGGCCCCACGCTCGGGTCGCTCGCGACCGAGGGCCTGGCCGCGGCGGGCTTGGATAGCGCCACCCTGGCCGCGATGGGCGGGCTGGGCGGGCTCAGCGTCGCCTTGGCGCCTGCCGCGCTCACGCTGCTGCTCGGCTCCGTGGACTTCAAGGGCGCGGGCCTGGATGACATGCTCTTCGGCGGCTACAAGCCAATCGAGCAGCGCCAGCTCGAGGAGTACAAGCGCTACGCCGCCGACTTCCCCGGCCTCGCGGCGCGGCGCACGGCGGGCGCCAAGACGTTCGACACGCTGGGAGACATGGACACGCCCGACGAGATCAGCCAAAGCCTCGCCACGGCCGCCAGCGGCGCGCACGCGAACGTGGAACCGGCCGCCTGGAACGTGGGCCACACGCCGCATCGGCTCAAATTCGACGCGCCCGACATGTCGTCCTGGAACGCGGCCAGCCCCGAACTGGGCGGCCACAACCAGGCCGCATTCCTGGGCCTGATGGACAAGGGCCAGGCGGCCGGGCTGGACACGGGCGGCATGACGGGGGACTGGAACCTCGGCCAGTGGGTGCCCTTCGACCAGAACGGGCGCATGGAGTACACGCCGCTCGGCCCCAATACCACGGGCTCCGACTACCGCACGCGCCTCGGCCTGAACGAAGTGGGCGATCCCGCCCAGACGCAGGAGGCGCAAGACCTCGGCAACGCGGTGAGCGGGATGGCGCGGCATCTGGGCGTGGACCTGCGGAGTAAGGGCGAGGGGGACTACGAGAACTTCAACCCCGACCAGTTGGCGGGCTACGGTTTCACGCCGGGGAATTATGGGCTGGCCAGTTTGAACTACTTGCGATCGTTCGATCCAAATGTGTCCCAAAACCCCGAGTGGGCGAGCTACGCGTCGGCGCTCGACCCGAACAACGCGCTGGCCGACCTGGACCCGCTCACGCTGACGCCACGGAAGCGGGCGAGCCTGGCAACGCCCTACTCCGAGTTCAACCTGGGGAGCGGGGGAGGGACGGCATGATGCTAGTTGTCGCTCCAGCAGTAGCCGCGATTATGGGTCGCCACGGCCAGGAAGAGACGCACGGCGCTGCGAAGAGCCTCGGTCGCCTCGTCTTCGGTGCGCCCCTGCGAATAGAGCCGGAGCATCGTGGCGTTCGCCACGTAGGTCTGCGACTCCGCGTCCCACCGCATAGTCATTCGCCAGAGGCCGTCCTGGTCCCTGGGGAGAGGCGGGGACGGCCTCTGGCTGCCCGCAAGAACCTCAACGGGCCCGATCCTACCACGGGTTGTGGGCGAAAGAGTGATAGGGTCTACCTATGTTCCACGGGAAACATTCCGATAGGAGCGCCTGATGGCTGAGGGTCTCCAGGGCTTGCTTGCGCACTTGGCGGGGTCCGCTATTGGCCCGTCCGAGACGCAATCGCTCCTCCAGCAATTGGCCGACCAAGATCCAGAGGCCGCCGACAAGATGATGGACCGGCTTGGCTACGGCCACCGCCCGGCGCGGCGCACGCTCGGCGAGGGCGCTGGGCTCTACTGGGACGCGCGCCACCCGACCCAAGGCGGCACCCAGCGAGTGGAGTCATCGGTCGGCGCCCCGAGTGCGGATCACTACCGGCTCGTCGACAGCATGGAAGAGGGGCACGACGTGCTGGGGCGCGGCGAGAAGCCGCTCCTCATCGGCAACCTGGAAGACATCAACCCCGACGAGATCGACCCCCGCGTGCTGCGGCAACTCCAGGAAGACCAGTGGGCCGCACCGGGCGGCACGCCGCTCTGGGGCGACATGGGCACCAGCGGGGGCCTCCAGGGCCTCTTGCGGCAATAGGAGTATGTGATGGCCGACTTCGACTGGGATAGCCTGCTGGGCGGCTTCAGTAGCGAGATGCCGACCGACTGGCTGTCGGCGGTCGCGGGTGGCGCCGACCTCTCCAATATGGTGCTGGATACCGCCACCGGGCAACTCGTGGACATCGCGAGCCTGAGCCCGGAAGACCTCACGGACCTGGACGGGGAGGGCCTGACGGGCGGCGGCTCTGGCCAGCTCAACCTCGGCCCGAGCTCCACGTCGACCAGCGACCATCTGCGCAGCCTCCAGGCCGATCCGAACACGCCTGGCAGCGAGCCCTTCGACTGGAACGCCATGGCCGATCCCAGCGCGTCCATCGCCAGCGCGGACGACAACGGGTGGGGCAAGGCGCTGGCGCAAGGCCTCAGCAACGCGCTGAGTGGCGCGGGCGGCGGCTTAAAGGGCCTGATGGGCGATCCCAGCGGGGGCGGCCCGACTCCGGGCGGCGCAGGCGGTCTCGCCGGGGGCCAGCCGAGCCTCATGGGCGACCCTGGCCTCGTGGGCGACCCCGGGCGCCTGAGCGGCGGCGCCCCCAGCGTGCTCGGCGACCTCATGGGCCCACCCTCGGGCGGCGGGCTGCAATCGCTCCTGCACCCGGGGAGCCAGGATGCCGTTGGCGCCCAGTACACCGCGACGGCGGGCGTGCCGCGCTCCCCGCTGACCATGCAGTCGGCGATTGACCCGGGCCCCGCGCCGCGGCCGTTTACTCCGCTCGCGCTGCCGACGGCGGGCGGGCCCCTGCCGATGGCGGGCCAGGCGCCGATGCCGCGGCTTTCGGGGCTGCAGCGCCTACTTTCAGAAAGGCTCGGGTGATGGCTGAGATCCAGTTGACGCAAGGGAAGGTCGCTTTGGTTGATGACGCGGACGTGCCGCTCGTCATGGGCCACAAGTGGTACGCGGTCAGACATGCGACTGGCATCTGGTATGCGCAGTCAGGTCGAGCGCGCTCGAGCAAGCTCATGCATCGCCTGATCCTCCCAGATGCGCCTCGCATCGACCACTGGGACCGCGACGGGCTGAACAACCAACGTGGCAACTTGCGCCCATGTACGGCCAGCCAGAATCTGGCGAACTCACGGCATCAAGTCGGCGGCACTAGTCACTATAAAGGAGTGTGCTGGGTTACGAGAGAGCGCCGCTGGCGAGCCCAACTGAAATCCAACTACCGCACAGTCTGCCTGGGCTACTTCACAGACGAGATCGCCGCGGCCAGGGCCTACAATGCTGGCGCGCTCGCGACTTGGGGCGAGTTCGCCTGCCCCAACGTGATCGAGGAGTAACGCCATGCCAACAGCGCCCGACACGCGCAATCCGTGGCAGGACTACGGCGTCGCGCCGAATGCCCCGAACAACTGGGTAGGCGGCGACGGCTCCATGGAAGCCGCCTGGGCCGAGCCCATGCACCAGTATCAGGACACGTTCGACGCCAGCGGCAAGCGCATCGCGGGCGCCAAGGTGTACAAGCCCGGCTATGGCGCGGGCGCCGATCCCAACACGGTGGTCAGCCTCGGCGGCTACGGGGGCTACGGCGGCACGGGTGGCGGCGGCATGAGCGGGTCGTACACGGGCGGCGGCACAGGGGCTGGGGGCTACTCGCTCCCCGATCCCACGGGCGCCTCGGCCGCGATGCGCGCGCTTCAAATGAAGTCGATGGGCGGCCTGCAAGGGCTCCTCTCGCAGGACACGAGCGCGCAGCGGCAGAAGATCCAGGATGCGCTCTACGAGACCTCCTCGCGTGGGATCAACACGGCAGCGGATCGCGCGCGGCAGACCATGCTCGAGGGCACCTTCGGGCGCGGGGTCGGCTCCTCCTCCATCGGCGTGGAGCTCGCCGGGCGCCAGCAGCAGGAGCAGAGCGACGCGCTCGCGCAGGCCGCCCGCGAGGCCTTCACCCAGGCGGGCGCCGAGCAGCGCGCGGACCTGGCCTCCGCGCTCGGGCTGAATCAGGGCGCGTTCAATAGCGCGACGGCCGGGCTCCAGGGCGAGGCCAACGTGGCGCTCGCCAACCTGGCGCGCGAGCAGCAAGCGAACCAGTTCGCGCAAAACCTCGGCTTCCAGGGCACGCAGAATGATCTCAACCGCGCGCAGGCCGCGAGCCAGTTTCAGGGGCAGCTCGGGCTCAACTATGCGCAGCTCGGGCAGCAGAACGACCAGTTCGGCCGCAACATGGGCTTTCAGGGCGAGCAGAACCAGCTCAACCGCGATCAGAGCACGAGCGAGAACGCGCTCAACCGGCAGCTCCAGCAAATGCTCCTCGACAGCCAGCAGGGCTTCGCGGGCGGCCAGAACGAGGCCACGCGGGCGCTGCAGAAGTACCTCGCCGACTCACAGCAGGCCTTCCAGGGCACGCAAAACCAGCTCGGGCGCGACTTCCAGAGCACGCAGAGCCAGTTGGGCCGCGACTTCACCGGGAGCCAGAACCAGCTCAACCGCGACTTCACTGGCGGGCAGAATCAGTCGGGGCGCGACGCGGCGATGCAACAGCTCCTCCTCTCGCTGGAGGCGCAGGATCAGCGCGCACAGAACAGCACGGTCGCGGGGGCGCTCGGGAGCGGTATCACCGGCTTCGGGAACCTCGTGGGGCCGCTGCTGAAGCAGTGGGCGGGAGGGACGACCTAGCCATGGGCACGAGTCCGTACGCGATCTTCTCGGGCCTCTTCGCGGGGGCCGGTGGTGCCGCCGGAGCCATCGGCAACTCCATCGCTGAGCAGCAGAAGCAGCAGATCGAACGGGATCGGCTCGCGCTGGATCAGCAGCGCGCGGACGACGCGAATCGGAATGCCGAGGCGCTGCTCGCCCAGAATCTCCAGATCCACCAGGACACGCTGAAGGCCACCGACGCGGGGCGCTATACCGACCTCGCGCCGCTGGTGAAGGCGGGCATTCTCCCGGCGAGTCTCTTGGAGGGCGGCACGACGCGGATGCAGACGCCCGCAGTCGATGCCGCCATGAAGCAATACCAGGTCCAGCAGGGCGTGCAGCGCGATCAGGAGCGCGACGCCAAGACGGCGGCCTTCCTTCAGCAGGCGAAGGGCCAACCCGGTGTGCCCGCTCCCGACGACGCGGCCATGTACTCGGAGGGCAAGCCCGCCACGCCGCAACTCAGCAAGTGGGACACCGCCGCGGGGCTCTCGGGGCTCGGCCACAAGGATGCCGCGCTGACGAGCTTCATGAACATGCTGTTCCCGCCGAAGAACTTCGTGCCCCTCTCGGAGAATGCGCCGGGCGTCCTCAACCCCGAGACCGGTGAGACGAGGATGTTCGATCGGCCCGACGCGGGCGCCATGCCCCAGGCGCGCCCCGGATTCGAGATCGAGACCACGACCGACAAGAATGGGCGCGTCAGCTACCACGAGAAGCGGATTAATTCGGGCGTGGACCACGACGCGCTGGCCCGTGAGCGCGGGTTCGGCTCCTTCGCTCAGGCGCCGACGGATGTGCAGAAGGCGATCAACGCGCAGATCAAGCAGGACCGCGTGGACGTGTCCGCGCAGCAGGGCGCCGTCGCCCTCGGGCAGCGCCCCCTCAGCGATCAGGAGCAGGGCGCGATCGGCACGCATAACAACATCCTCGCGTCCACCGCGCTCCTCAAGCAGTTCTCGCCGCAGGAGATCGCGCTCTACACGGGGCTCATCAACCGCCCGATCGCGGAGATCAAGAACGCGCTGGCAGGCGCGGGGATCATCGACGCCGACAAGCGCTTCAACGAGTTCAAGCCGATCATGGGCCGGTTGCAGGGCACGGCCTTCGGAGAGGGCGGCAAGCAGTTGACCGGCACCGAGCTAGCCGTGGTCTCGCAGTACACGCCGACCGGCAGTGAGCGCGGCGGGGCGCCCGAGGTGATGGCCAAGGTGCGCAACCTCGAGGCCTTCACGAAGATCGCGCGCGAGGCGCGGCTGTACATGGCCAAGACGGGGCGCGGCGCGATCGACGCGGACCAGCTTGACCAGATGATCCAGTCCAAGATGTCGCAGGCGGGCATGGCGATCCCGCAGCCCGCGGCCGGATGGAGCGCACCGGGGAGCAGTGCGGCCGCGCCCGCAGGCGCCCCGAATACGCTCTCGCGCCAGGACCCGCTCTATAGCCACGCCCGCGGGCGTGGCATGAGCGACCAGCAGATCCAGACCAAGTACGGGATCACCCTGGTGCCCTGATGGGCGTCGACGATCTGCGGCGGGACCTGGGCGTCGGCGAGGAGCCAGGCGGCATCGAGGCGCTACGGGCCGATCTCCAGGCGCCAGCCGGTGGCGGCGGCATCGCGGGCACCGTGAACGCGGGGCTCTCAGCCGCGCGGGATTGGTTCCAGCCCGCCGCGAACAACCTCGTGAACCTCGCGACCGAAGTGTTCTCGCCGCCCAAGTTCGATCAGTCGCCGCTCTCAGGCCCGCGCGGCATCTTCACGGGCGCCTCCCCTGAGACGCAGGCGCCGCCCACGTCAGGCGCGGGGCGCTTCGCTGCGGAGATCGTCAACCCGGTCCCGCGCGATCTCCCGAGCGCTGGGGCCCAGGTGGGCACCATCGCGGGCGGCCCCTTCGGCGCGCTCGGGCGCGTCGGACTCGGCATCCTCGGCGCGGGGGCTGGCTCGGCCGCGCAGGGCGACACGCCCGCCCAGATGACCGGGCACGCCGCGGTCGCGGGCGCAGGCGGGCTCGCGGGCGAGGTGCTCGGCAAGGTGATCCCGTGGTTCCGCCGCGTGGCGGGCGGGGCCAAGGCCGACATCGCGCACGGCGACGCGGCGGCGATGCAGGCCGCCTCGAGCGAGCTGGCTACGGGGCTTGGTCAGGCCCCCGCGCAGGGCACCTCGGGCTCGGAGCGGCTGCGCTCCCTCGTCGCGACCGACGCGGGCCAGACCGGCATGAGCGCGGCCAAGGAGCAGGTGATGACCGGGCTCGACACCGCGCTCGGGGGCCGGATGATCCCCGTGCCCTCGGTCGGCACGTCGCCCATGAATCGCACGGGCCAGATGAGTATCCGCGACGCCAATGCGGCGCTCACGGAGATCGGCGAGGGCCTCCGGCACCGCGACATCGCCGACCCCACGCTGCGGCAGAAGGTCGTGGCGCAGGAATACGCCAAGGTCGCCGAGGAGATTCGGCAAGGGCTCGACAGCGTGACGCCGGGACTCGGCGCCATCTGGGAGGCGGGGCAGCGCGACTACCGCGCGGGCTTGTTCCTCACCGACCTCATCAGCAGCAAGGCGGCGTGGCGCCCCGGCAACGCGGGCCCCGAGCTGAACACGCAGTACCTTCAGGATCGCCTCCTCGATCCCAGCGTGGAGCGCGAAGCCCGGCGCGCACTCGGAGACGTGGGCTTCGAGAAGATCGCGGCCAGCCTGACGCGCGGCGCGGGGGTCGGCGGCGTGGATATCCTCTCGCCCGGGCGCGGCGGCATCGGCCAGTCCGTGGGCCAATTCGAGCGCGGCTCGAATACCGGGAGCTGGGGCCTGCCCCTGGCCATCGTGCGCGCCGGGCTACCGAATCTCGGCTCCTCCTATGTCGGCAAGCAGCCCTATGCCACGAGCCCCGGCACGCAAGCGCTCCTCGACTATCTCGGCATCAAGGCCACGGACCAGTGGAACGCGGCCCAGCAGGGCACCCCCGTGAAGATCGGCGATACGTACGGCCGATGACCAGGCGCACGCAGCCAGCCACATCAGATGC